ATACATTCAATCATTTAGATGGCGATAAACCAGCTTTTAATGTAAATCAAATTCGCAATATCTATTCATATAGAACATTTCGTACTGCACATAAAAAATTATTTAATGATTATGAAGAACCTAATTATGATAAGTGGGTACTCCAACGTAATAGTTTAATGTTTGATTTAAGTAATCTACGGATAGAAATTACTGTTCCAGGATTTTTTAATACTGAGGCAGGAGAAGTTGTGAATTTCTATTATCCGAGAATGACAGAAAAAGGCGGCGGCATGGAAATAAAAGATTTAATTGATCCTTATTTGTCTGGGTCTTATGTTGTGGTGGCAGCTCGTCACATTATCGGTGAGGATAAATATCGCATGAAATTAGAATTAGTGAAGGAATCTCTTTCGACGAGTTTGGTATAAATGAATAACTTATATGGAAATGGTGGATTTTATTGGTTTATGGGTGTCGTAGAAGATAGACAAGACCCAGAATTTCTTGGGCGTTGTCGTTTACGAATTGCGGGTTATCATACATCGGATAAAACTATTTTGAAAACTGAAGATTTACCTTGGGCCATGCCTTTGTTGCCTATGACATCAGCATCCATGTCAGGTGTGGGAAACGCGCCAGTTGGACCTGTTGAAGGCACCTGGGTATTTGGATTTTTCATGGATGGTGAAGAAGCACAAATCCCTATCATGTTAGGTACCTACCCTGGTAAATCTCTACCTTTGAATTTACTAACTCTAGTATCTCAACTCATGGCAGCACTGACAGCACCTTTGACAACACCTGCCAAAGGATTGACAGCAACTGCTATTCCTACATTAGATATTTTACAACGTGATTATGACCGGGAAACTGAACAATTAGCAAATCAAGTAACTATAGAAGGTGGCGATAATGTCTGACACACGGTTTATTATTAATGAAGTTCGTAGAGTTCTTCCAAATGTATCAGCATTAAGCCTATCAATTTTAATTGATTCATCTCCCACATTAAAAGGAATTATTGAAAGTCAATCAAAAACTATTCGTCGATATGCTAAACAAAATAATGTAGGTACTATTCAAGACGCAGAAGAAACTGTCACACTTATCACTAATGATGGCAAAGAATTAGTTGTTCCCATTTCTCAAGCTAACGAAGTAGCTGCACAATATGGAATAACACCAATTGTTTCTGTAGAAGGCACAGGTACTGGCACAGGTGCAGGAACCACAGGTACCAGCACAACTGAAAGTTTAGAAAATATTCTATCACAAATTTTTATTACACCAGAACAAGTACAAGCCATTCTGCAAGAAGTAGAGATATCTCAAAATCAAAATATAGACAAAGAAAGTATAGCACAAACATTGCAAGGTGTACGTAATAATCCATATTTTATTACACCTGAAGAAGCTGCGATAGCTAAACAGTATAATAATTTTGAAGAAATTACTTTTTATGAAAATAGCTTACTTGCAACACCTGAAGGAGAAATTTTCATTGATCCTGAAACAGGTGCTGCTATTTTAGCACCTACACCCAATGTTGTGAAAGAAGCGCCACCAACAAGCCCAGAAGGATATATTGGTGATTTAACACCAGAAGATGTAGAAGTGATGTTGACTATTCTTGCTGATGAAGTGCGGGAAGAATTAGAATATCAGGGATATACTCCTTCAACAGAAACTATCACAGACGAAGGTAAGATAGGTAAATATGGGTTAACTATTGAAGAATTAGTGGGTGTAGGTGTCGTTACACAAAATGCTATAGATGACTGGGAAGCTATACCGGAAATTGCTCGCGGCGATTATGCATTTGACGCAGTAAAATTAGGATTGATAAGTGAAGAACAGTACAATCAAATCCCGGTTTCCATTCGGTCAGCATTACATTGGTATGTAATGACGAATAAACGATATTGGTTAGAGAAGTTGATTGGTCCAGAAAACATGATGAAAGTTGATAAGATTCAACGTTTGTTGGCTTATCGTCACATGTTGAAAAATTGGAAAACAACATTTCGATTTTTCATGCTACAAAAAATTTTTGAAAAAGCACAAATTGCTGGTTATCTAATCGCGCAAAAGCTATTCGGTAAAAAAATCAGTCAGTTATTTGGTCTTGGGCCACGTTTTGCAAGTATCATAGGAAAAACTGCAATAGATGTGTTTGATAGAGCCACCCGAGGCGTATTGGCAACACAAAACATGTCTCCGCGTCCAACAGACATTAAAAAAATTGATGCGGCAGCTAAAACAGTTCCACCGGTTACTCCAAAGCCTCCGGCATCAGGAAGAAAATTTGAAGAATTTCCAACCATTTCTGAACAACCTAGTAATACACCAGTACGTAAAATTCCAAAGAATCAAGGATTTTATGATCCTAACAATGTGTATCCTCGTGTAAAAAGAATTGCAGAGCCTGATACCAATCGTTTAGCTAGACATCAAAAAATTCAAAACACCATTGTTGCTACAAAAGAAAAAAATCGCATCACAGATATTCCGGTAGCTCGACGCTCAGCTCCAGTCAAATGGAGTGAACCTAAATCGCCGTATAATGCCAAGTACCCATACAATCACGTTCGTGAATCTGAGTCAGGACATATCATAGAAGAAGATGATACACCGAACAATGAACGACTACACTGGTATCACCGTGAGGGTACTTATCATGAAATTGATAGAAATGGTACTTCTGTTCGTCGTATTGTGGGTGATGGTTATGAAGTATATGAGCGCGATGGTAACATCTATGTAGGAGGAAGATGTAACATCACTGTGGAAGGTAATTGCAACCTATATGTGAAAACACATGCCAACGTTCAGGTGGATGGTGATTTGATTGCTGATGTACATCGCAATATGATATTCCACGTGGCTAAAAATATTGATATGTCAGCAGGAGAAAGTATCAATATTCGTGCAAAACAATTCATTAATATTGAGTCGAAAGGAGAAAATATTAATATCAAAGCTCCTAAGACGGTCAGTATGACTGGTCGAGTTGTGAATGTCCGCGGTAATCAAATTTTGAAACTGTCAGGCGAGCTGAAAGCATCATTGTCATCTCCTAATGGTCAAGCACTATTACTATCTGGCGCCGCTGCTGTTGTTGTAAATGGTCCTGGACTTTCTATATTACCAGCTCCCGGTTTTGCAGCTAAGACGCTTGCTACTGCTAATCGAGCACAACAAGCCGGGTCAACTACTAATGGTGAACCTGTAAAAGAAAAGAATCCTAAAGAACCTAAACACCCACCTCTAGTTCTTGAAAGTCGTGTTGATACGTTTTCTGAGGCATTATCAACTTTAGCTGAAAACGCAGATGAAAATCAAAATGAAATTGCTGCTTTGAAAAAGAAGGGTGTAGATGAGGGATTAGTAACTCCAGAAGATTTAAATCGCCCACTAACTCCAGGTGCGTCAGATGCTTCCCCTCCGCCTGCAAGTCAACCTGCTAAAGTGGCAGCATGTAACTTGATTTATGGAGAAAGTAACTTTCCCCCTTCATATAGACTATCAGCCAATGTCACACTTGGCATGTTGAAAGGTGTCAATATTAATAATCAACATGGGTTATCTAAACAAGACATTATTTGTAATTTAAAACAATTGTCAGAAAATGTCATAGAACCAGTATTTACCATGTTGGGTAAATCACGAGTACTTATCACATCCGGTTATAGATATCCGGGATATAATACTGGTTCAATGAGACCTGCTGTTGGCATATCATTTCACGAGCAAGGGCTTGGCGTTGATATGTGTTTTCTAAACACACCATTTTCCAAATATTACGATATTGCTTCACAGTTCAAGCAGGGTATCCAGTATGATAAACTGTTATTAGAATATCGTTTAGGTACTGTTCGTGGAGTCACAACTTATAAGCCATGGATTCATATCCAATGGCAGCAACCAGATATTAACATGGCTAATGGAAGAAAGGGGGGACGTGCGCGCTTAGAGGCTTTCACCATGAAAAACGACGCTCGTGTGTCTCCCACTGGAACATTAGTAAATCTACTCTCAGATTCTACTTTACAGTACTAAGAAACCATATAAATAATATTCATGACGACACCAACACGTTTATATAAAGATATCGACTTGTCACTCGCTAAAACTACATCAAATGATGTGGCTAAGCGTGTGGATGTGAACGCTGTGAAACAATCCATAAAAAATCTGTTGTTAACTCGCCCAGGCGAACGTCCCTTTCAGCCATTGTTGGGGAGTGAATTATATCGTATTTTGTTTGAACCTATGGATGTAGTTACAGTAGAGTTGATGAAAGGTGTTATCACGGATTGTATTGGAAATTATGAACCTCGTGTAAAATTGCAAGAAGTAGCTGTAAATCCCAAGTATGATGAAAATTATTATGACATTTCGTTGTATTTTTATGTTGTAGGTATAGCAACACCTGTGACATATAATCTTACCCTTCAGAGACTCCGATAATGGCAGACCTTAGAGTTACAGAACTTGATTTTGCACAAATCAAGGAAAATCTTATCAACTATCTGAAAAGTCAGACAGAATTTTCTGATTACAACTTTGCTGGTTCAGGATTAAATACATTAATTGATATTTTAGCATATAACACACATTATAATGCTGTGTTAGCACATTTACAAACAAATGAAATGTTCATTGATACCGCTATTAAACGGTCATCAATTGTTTCTATTGCCAAAACATTAGGATACACACCGCGGTCTGTGGCAGGCGCAAAAGCTAAAGTGAGTGTGAATGTGGAACCCAGTGTTTCTTATACCGGTACATCATTAACTATACCTCAGTATACAAAATTTTCTACAAAAGTTAACGACAGAAACTACACCTTTATGACTTTGGATAGTCATACTGCATCTAAAATTTCTAATGAATTTTATTTTAATAATATAGAAATCATTGAAGGTGCCTATATTCTTCAGCAAACATCTATTAATGTTGATAATGTTTCTGGTCCTATAAAAATTAAAAACAATAATATTGATTTAGCTACATTGAATGTTACTATTCAAAATAGTATCAGTGATTTAACAACCACTGCATTTGATAGAACAACGACTATCATTGATATTAAGCCTACAAGTAATGTCTATTGGGTTGAAGAAGGTGCAGATGGATATTATCATTTAATATTCGGTGATGATATCATTGGTAAAAAATTAACTGCTGGAAATATTGTGAATATCACCTATGTTGCATCAAAAGGTGCTGAGGCTAATGGTGCTCAAACATTCACATGTTCTGTTAACTTAGCAGGCGCATCACCTGTGACTACTTTAATTTCTGCTTCGTCAGGTGGTTCTAACCGTGAAACTCCTGACAGCATTCGATTTAATGCACCAAAATTTAACGCTACAAGAAATCGCGCCGTCACTGTAGAAGATTACAAGACTTTGATTTTTTCTAGTTTTGACAAAGCCAAATCAGTTGCTGTGTGGGGCGGAGAAGATAACATTCCCCCCATTTATGGCAAAGTGTTTGTGTCAATTGATCCAAAAGATGGATATCTTGTTACTCAGAGTGACAAAGATTTTCTTATCAACAATGTATTGAAGCCGCGTAGTGTATTATCCATTTTACATGAATTTGTTGATCCAGTATATCTTCATGTTGGTATGAATGTGAAAATCAATTATAATCCTCGTATAACTCCTTTTACTGGAGCACAAATTGAGGATATTGTAGCACAAACTATTCAAGAATATTTTGAAAATGAATTGTCTACATTAGATAAACGATTCTATTATTCACGACTAATTAACAAAATACAAACATCTCATAGTGCTATTCTTGGATCTTTGATAGACATGCGTTTACAAAGACGTATTGTCCCGATTTTAAATACTCATGAAAACCTAAAGTTTTATTTCACAACTCCGATAGAACCTAATTCATTAAAGAGTACATATTTCACAACAAGTATTGGTAATAAGACATTCCAAGCTTACATACAAGATTTTCCAAACGAAACGCCGCCTTCAAGAGCAGGCACAGGAACATTGAAACTGATTAATCGGGATGATAATTCAGTAATTGTTCCAAATTATGGAACTGTATACTATGGTTCTTCTGCTCTGGTAAACATCACAGATT